ATGACCTACGGAGATGCATTGGAATATATGCATGTGGAGCGTATCTATAGCAACGAGTTCCCGCAATATCTTATGTCTGGTGTTACGGGTCTCTACTTCATGGTGGAGAATGAGGAACCAATCGATCTGACATATGACAGCGGACAATGGACTGAGGGGTAACATCACCGAGCAGGACCGGGAGCAGTACGAGCAGCGGTGGACTGACTTCATGGTGAAGTTCTGGCAGGAGAAGATGATGAAATTCTCGCCTCCTGTCTATGATACGGGAGCTCTGTACCATTCGCTCCTCGGCGTGCTTCATCCAGGAAGTCCGACCACTATCGAGCATCACTTCCTGGAGTATGGTATCTATGTGGCCGCCGGAACCGGCAAGGGCTACCGACGCGGCAACAGCGGAAAGGATGATGAGAATGGCCTCGAGTTCCTGCGCGGCAAGAAATGGAACAAAGGCAAAGGGCACCGCAAGCGGCGCGACTGGTTTGCCAAGAAATACCTCTACAGCATCCACCGCCTGAACGACTTCGAAGCTCAATTCTACGGCGATGCCTACCAGGGCCTCATTTCCGACGCTCTCGCCGCCATGTTCGGCGACACCACAGCACTGGCCAGACATAACGGCGGAAATACCAACGCAGCATTATCGTTGGGTAATCTGTAATTATTTTCCTTCCAACGTTGGAAATACCACAGAATTTGCGTATCTTTGCAACGAGAAGTTCGGCACTCATGGGCTATGTCCAGAAGTACTTTACTTTAGGGGCGGCGCCTCCGGCCATTTTTACCGCCGCCCCTTTTTCTTTTTCAGCAAAGTGAAATTCATACAATAGTTTTTGATTAAACACGTAACAAAACGGCCGGTATCCGCGAGGATGCCGGCCGTTGTCGTTGGTGAAATGTTAAATCTTCATTTCGTAGTAAAATAGTTACTGTTTTCTTTGTTTATTAGTAGTAAAATTACTATCTTTGCAGTGTTGAAATTTCAAAACAGTGTTCTATGAAAACAGTGAAACTAAGCAAGATCCTAAAAGATCTTCAGGCGGACGGATGGTATGAAGTCCGTCAGAGAGGAAGCCACCGCCAATTCAAGCATCCCGTGAAAAAAGGGACTGTGACGGTTGACGGCAAAGAAAGCAAGACCATCTGCGGTTTCCTTCTCAAAAGCCTCGAGCGGCAATCAGGGTTGAAGTTCTGAGAACTTCCCCTGGCCCTCGGGCCTTTCACAAGACAAGGACACTAATTTGGTTTTCAACGAGGTGGCTGGAAGGGAATCTCTTCAACCACCTTTTAGAAAGAACCCATTAAAAAAGAAAGATATGGAAAAAGTAGTTGTAAACGTTGGCAGGACTGAGACAGGCTATTGCTGTGCATGCGACCTTATACCCGGATGGGTGGTGGCAGGTAGCGGGAACTTCGACGACTTCAAGAAGGAGGTTCAGGAAAGCATTGATTTCTGGCTTGAGGGGAAGCGGGAGGATGGCGAGCCATACCCCAAGGTATTTGATGGCGAGTATGAGCTGGTCTATAACTTCGACATTGCGAGTCTCTTGGAATACTACCGGGGTATATTCTCCTACTCGGCGCTGCAGACCATTACAGGCATCAATCAGAAGCAACTTTGCCACTATGCCTCCGGCATCAGCAAGCCGCGTCCGCAACAGGTGGAGAAAATCAAGAGCGGTCTGCGCCGCCTTGCAAAAGATATAGAAACGGTCACTGTTTAATATTTCAACACCGCCGGGGGATGACCGCCACCGGCAAATGGCCTCCTGCGCGTGGTGCGTGGGAGGCTTTTGATTCTAAACAGATTTTTATGCAACTGACAGGAAAGAATGCAGAGTATGCCGACCTCATCCTCTCCAAGCTCATGGACAACGGAGGATGGATCAGCAAGGATGAGATACTGGGGATTCTCCATGACACCTATGACTATGCCGCGGAGCCGGAGTTCGTATTGCACGATCTCGTGGACAACTGGAAATTCATCATTGTGGACGGTGAGATTCTGCGATTGACGAAAGAGGGTGACAAGGCAGCAAAGAAAGGGGTGGCACAATATTGTAAAGGAAAAGAAAAGAAGGAACTCTTCAAGGTTTGGAAAGACTATCTCAGCGTTGGCGAGACGCTGATAAATATCATGGTGGCCTTGGCTTCGTTTTTCTTGGGACGTTGCTCTTCCAACTGGTTTTAGAGGGCGAAGACGACGATCCCGGTAACGACAGCGATGAGTATGGCCACGATGCCGGAGAGGAAGGAAGTCTTGAGCTCAAGTCTTCTGATGCGGTACTGCAGAATGTCTGTTTCTGATATTTCCATACCGCAAAGATAGTATTTTTGGGCGGTTTTAGCAAGAAAGCGGTGGTGAAATTGTTAAAAATGGTGGTGAAAACTCATTTTCTCCACCATTTTCTTTGCCGTTCCGCTTTTTCTCCCTATCTTTGCCAGCGGATATAAGACGATGGTAGTCCATCCCGGTGAGCAGCGGTTATTGCTCGGACATCAAGGTCGGGCTTTTTTTATGCCTGCAAAAAGCGCGAGTAACTACTCGCAAAAAGATATTGGCGGTTGCCATTCCGTAGATTTTGATCAGCCCCATCGGGTGAAGTCATCGTCTTATATCCAGCGGAATCGGCAGCCGCTTTTCTATTCTGCCAAGACAAGGCCCGGCTATCCGGGAGGGATATAAGACGATGCATTATGCAGCAAGCAACAATCAACTTCACCGCGCAACAGGTACGGGCGCGTGTGAGCCTTGCAGACAAGGTAAGAGGACTGTACCGCAGTGTAAACCGTTGGCTGGACGCCAGGAGCGCGATCTACAGCCGTATCGCCGAGTTTGATGTGACACGAAGAGTGGCCATCCGCATGGGCGTAGTGTTCCCGCTGTGCATGGTAGTGACGGCAGTGTGCGTGGAGCAGAATCTACTGGTGAGCATCACTGCCATGGGCGTGAGCGGATGGATTGTGTACAGGTTGAACAAAGGCGAGAAAGGAGGGGAGAAATGAGCGACTTTAAATATAAGATGATAGCCATTCCTTCCGACCGCTCAGCTGTTTATCTCAGTGTCAGATTATGGTCAGCCAAAGGAAAGGCCGTTGAGCAGATTAAAAACGAATTGAAGAATCTCAACGGATATAGTCTTGTTTCCGATGATCTTAACGGGTTGTATGCATGGATTCACCAGAAAGTGGAGGATGCCCAAGCTACAAGCAGAAGCAAATTTATAATCAGTTTGGAGGAACGTAGTGAAGGCTATGACCATAATGGAAATAAATGCCAGACCATACAAGTATACTCTTCAAAGATGAATGGCGATTCGCTTTCCTATATCGCAACCATCTATGCGATGCCCATGAGTGGAGTGATCGCATTTAATGCCTCACTGGAGGAGAAAGGGGGCGACCATGAGTAAGCTGCTGTTGGACGGCAAGGCCGTAGCCTTGCTTGGCGACTTCTGCGACGTGGACACCCTGCAGAACCGCATAGAGTTGATAGACGACGTGAAGGACCGCCTGCTCATGGAGCTCGGCGACAGCGAGAGCGAGGAAGAGCGCAAGACGCTCACCGACTGGATGATTAGCCTGTCGGACATGAAGGAAGACTTAAAGAAGATTAGGAGGGCACAACAATGAACAAGAACTTGAAACAGTTCCTCGACTGGCTGAAAGAGAACGACCGCAGCGAGGATGAGAAGATGCAGTGCAAGCTGCTCGATGAATACATGAAGACACGCGACAACCTGCCCGGCAAGGGCGTGACGGGTTCGGAGCTGGTCTTTGACCCGAAATCCTCTGTCGAGATTGCTGATGAGCTTGGTACGATGTACAATATGGACATCGGTGTCATCGCCCAGTACATGTTCCTGCACGAGTTCGGCACGACCACCGTCGAGGACGGTACGGTGAAATGGGCCATCTGGCGCGACATGGACTTCCGAGTTTAGGAGACATTTTTTACATATATTATGAGGGGTGCTGACCGGGAGGCCGGCACCTTTTTTTCTATTGTGTCATGGTGCGTCTTCCGCTGTATTTTTGGAGCACATTATATATACTTATCTTTGCGGAAAAGAAACAATTATGGCAATCACAATCAGCAACGGACTAAGCGGCAAGTATTTCTCCATGAGCGTACCCGACATGGTATGTACCATCGGCGGCTACCGCATGGGCGTGAAGATTCTCATCAGCCCCGACAGTAAATCCTGGACGGAGATATACTCGGAATATCTCTATCCCTTGGACGGCAGCATCACCCTTGCCGACCTGGGCAGTCTGCTCACCCCCTATGCGCGTCAGATGCTCGTGGTGGATGTGCAGATACAGATGACCGAGGAGTTTGCCGACAGCACACCGACCACCACACAGCAGCAGACCTTCTCGCTGGTCTATTGCGAGGCCGACATCCCTACGACGTGCGAGGACTGGACCACGAATCATTTCCTTTCGCTGCTGCTCGGCACGAAGCTCACGGCCCCGGGACGGCTCGAATACCTCCATTTCATCGGTACCGACACTGCCTCGTGTGCCGCCACCTATACCGACGGCAGCACCGGGACGTTCACTCCCGCGGTCATCGGCGGCAACAGCAGCTACACCACCATCGACGTGAGCCCCGACCGCTTCGCCGCCGAGGGCAAGACCCTCGCCACCTACACCATCACGGCAGGCAGCCGCCGTCAGCAGTACGACATCGACTTCCGCATGCCCGACTGCGCCCCCGTGCTGCTCTTCACCAACTCGTTTGGCTGCGATGAGCTCTTCTACTGTACCGGCCTGGCCACGAAAGCCCCCACCTTCAAGCGCGACTCCGCCTATATTGGCGGCCTGAAGAAGAACTACCGCATCCAGGAGACCCGCACCTTCAAGGCCGACACCGGTCCGCTGAACGAGGACATGGCCGACTGGTTCGGTGAGGTGATGCGCTCGCCCTACGTACGCCTGGTGACGTTCAAGAACGGCCGTCCCAACATAGGGCGCGAGATCGTCATCGACGACAGCAAGACCGAGCAGACCAATGCCCTCGACGAGATACCCCGCTTCACCTTCAGCTACGAGTATGCGCAGCACAACCATAACGTGGTGGAGCTGGAGCGCGAGGGCCGAATCTTCGACAACACCTTCGACTATACCTTTAATTAGCAGTTAAACAATGACAGCAGCGAAGAAGCAGAAAGCCATCCATTTCAGCGAGATGCAGCGATACCTGGACCTCGCCTATCAGCACAGACAGACGGTGAACATCAAAGCTTTCCGCAGCGACGGGCACCGGGTAGAATACCGCGGATGGCTCGTCCATCACCAGTACTGGAAAGGCGGCTACATGCGCATCGTCAACCCCATGAGCCACCAGCTGCGGTTGCTGCCAGAAATATTCATCTATGAAGTTAACGGAATGAAAGTATATCTATGAGCAATAAAGACTTAGAACTTGTAAAGACCGGGCAGAGTGGGAAAGTGCAGCACTTCCTCATCATACCCCAGGGCGTGGCGCGTGCCAAGGTCTACGACTCCATCGCCGAGGAATACGGTGGAGACAGCAGCAACGTGTTCGATGAGGACGACGGCACGGTGAACGTCCGCCCGCTCACCATCAACGGCCGCGGCTACCAGTATGTGCCATTTGGCACGGACGACATGCTGCCGTACGATCTCCGTAAAGCCGTACTGGCGAACATGATTACCGCCCAATGCCAGCAGTTCAACACCATCTGCTGCTACGGTCAGGGACTTCGGTTTGTGGACAGGAAAGAGAAGAAGGATGTCGATTTACCCGACATACGCGACTTCTGCCTGCGCAACTCCCTGCATGAATGCTTTGCCGAGCAGTGTACCGACATGCAGATGTATAACTTCAGCGTCACCTGCATCATTCTCTCCCGCGACGGCAGTCGTATCGTCAACGTGCGTCACAAGGAAGCCTGCTACTGCCGCTTCGAGTACGCCCCGTCGACAAAATCGGGGAAAATAGAGCATGTATTCTTCGGTGACTTCCGCATCGGGCACTTCAACGAGAAGCGCATCGAGGCCATTCCCCTTCTTGACTACTGGGACCCTCTCGGCGACCTGGAGATACGCATGGGCAAGCAGCCCGACCCCGCCACCGGCCTTGTCCACAACAAGCCCACTAATGACCGCAAGTTCGCCATTCTCTCACGGATGGCCACCCCCGGCTACCAATACTATCCCGTGCCCTACTACTCGAGCATCTTCAAGGATTCCTGGTATGACATCTACCGTCTGATAGGCATCGGCAAGCGTTTTATGATTAAGAACACCTCTGCCCCCCGGGTACAGATAGAGGTGCATGAAGAGTACTGGGACAACGTTTGCGACAACGAGCATATAGAGGACGAAGCCGAGCGCCAGCAGCGCAAGGAGCTGGAGAAGCAGAACATCATCGACTTTGTTTGCGGTGTGGAGAATGCCGGCAAGGCCCTCGTCACCGGCTACTATATCGACCCCAACGGCAAGGAGAACCGCATGGTGCGCATCATAAACCTTAACGACCCGAGCAAGAAGGAGGGCGGCAACTGGAGCGACGACATGCAGGAAGCCGCCAACGCCCTCTGCTTCGCCTATGGCGTGCACCCCAACCTTGTGGGCGCCACGCCGGGCAAGAGCCAGATGAACAACTCCGGCTCCGACAAGCGAGAGCTCTTCACCCTTAAACAGGCGCTCGAAAAAATCTATCATGACGTGATGGCCAAGCCCTACCACGTCATTCTGCATTACAACGGGTGGGCAGACAAGTGCACCGTCGACGTGCCGATGCTCATGCTTACCACACTCGATGAGAACAAGGATGCCAAGAAAGTTAGTGGAAACTCAAACTCAAACGACAATGGAGATAACAATAACCAAGAGTGATTTCGAACAGGCGCTGCCCGTGGGTGCAGCTGCCAACGACAGCGTGTATGAGAGCGTGAAGCCCGCCATCGCCCGTCAGCTGTCTTTCAGTAACGATGCCCTGCTCGGTGTGGCCGGCATGCAGCGCATGGAAGAGCTTGGCGAGGGTTCGACACTCGTCAACTGGTACAAGCAGCTCGTGTGCCTGTCAGCCTTCCTCAGCGTGCTGCGGCAGCTCGACCTCGTGCTCACACCAACCGGCTTCGGCGTGGTTAGCAACGACAACCTCGCACCTGCCAGCAAGCAGCGCGTGGATGCCCTGGAGGGAGCGCTGCGCACACAGTACTGGCGGACGCTCGCCATGACCCTCAACCAGCTGCGGAGCGAGAGCTGGGGAGCCACGGAGCAGGCCCGCTACTTCATCGACCACATCTACGATGAATACACCTTCTTCTTCGAGACCCACCGCAACGCCACCTACACAGACTGGAACAACTACAAGACAACCATCGAGGAAGCCGAAGAGATGCTGCGCACGAAGATGGGCGACAGGCAGATGGACGACATCCTCGATGCCTTCCGACGTGCCGATGGCAACAGACTGGAACACTACAACGAGGTCATCAGTTGCATCATACGGTTCACCGACATGTGGGCAGTGAAGGGCGCAGCCACACTCAAACAGCCAGTCTATCGCCGCTTGATGCGCATCCTTGACAGTGAGGACAACAAGGAATATTTCAAGCTATACAGGGAGAGCTCCAGTTATAAAGCGAACCATCATGACACGTTCAAGAACACTAAAGACAGCGCAGGCTACGTCTTCAACGGATGAGAAGAGCCACACGGTGAACATCAACCTCACCGCCCCCACGTCGTGGAGAGCGCTGAGCCAGGAACAGCTGCTGACCGTCTTCGACCTTATGGCCATCGAGCAGGAGTCCACGGCGGTAAAGACCTACATGCTCATTTACTTCTGCGGCCTGCATGTCATCCGGCACACCCGTTTCGGCTGGAAGTTCTGGACCATGGTGGACGGCAGGAAGCGCGTCATCTACCTTACCACCCAGGAGATACAAGGGTTCACTCACCAATTTGACTATATCGACCAAGTGGAGGACATGGACTGTAGGTTGGATGCAGTCTGTGGCCTCCATGCGGCCGATGCCCTGCTGCAGCAAGGCGTGACCTTCAACGAGTACCTGCACGCAGAGAAATACTATCAGTTGTTTGTCGAGACAAAAGACATGGAATATATCGACAACCTTGCACAGTGGCTCTATCACGACAGCCACGGCCGTGCGGCAGGCTACGGTGATGCTGTTGATGATAAAGGCAGAACTGTGGAAGATGTTACCCTCACACCCGGCGAGCGCGTTGGCACGCTGCTGTGGTTCTTGCATGTGAAGCAAGTCATGGCCCGCTCCTTTCCACACTTCTTCAAGAAGACCTTAGTGGAAGACGGCGAGCCGGAGCCAGTGAACTTCATAGAACTCTACAACATCCAGCTGCGCGCCCTGACCGGCGGCGACGTGACAAAGGAGGACACAGTGCTCAACCTCGCATGCTGGCGCGCCCTCACCGAGCTTGATGCCAAGGCCCGGGAGGCCGAAGAACTGGAGAAGATAAAGAAAAAGACTTAGTGTTTAATGCAAATATTGCAGTTAAAACTTGCGCAATCCAAATATTCTTCGTATATTTGTGACAAATAAATAAGACACTGATATGGAAGCCTTTCTTACTTTAATGGTTGCTTGGTTGATAGTTTTTCTTGCCACACGCAAGAGCAGCAGCCGTCGTGGAATGAGTCAGTATGAAAAAGACCGCATACGACGTGCTAACAAACGGTTTATTGAAGAAGAAAGACAGCAAAACAAGAAGATAAAAAACACGTTGTATGACCTTTTATGGGGGTCAAACAAGAGCCTCTAAAGTATTTTTCTTATTCATATATAGATGCTACCTTTGGTGTGAAATCAAAAGGTAGCATTTTTTATGGCCAAAAATAATCAGGAGTTTACGACTGTCGTCACGCTTAATGCCAAGCAAGCGAAAGACGAACTGAAGCAGATGCAGGATACCATCGACAGGTTGAAAGCCAAGAAGGATGCCCTTGTAAAGGCACCTAATAGCAACGCATCGGATATAAAGAACGCAAACAAGGAACTGCGAGAGGCAGAGGCTAAGCTTAGAGCTTACAAGAGTGGAGTGTCGGATGTTATTGACACTCTTGGCAATCTTGGTGATGCTTCTATGGGCGAGATAGAAAAAGCCACGCGTGCCTTGAAGAAACGAATGAAGGACGTAACAGATCCGGACGAATATAGACAGCTGGATGAAGTTCTTCAAAAAGCGAATGCGAGAATTCTGGAACTGAAGGATACAGCTGGGGATTCGGCCAAAGAGATGAAGAAAAATTCAGAGGCTGGTAAGAATCTGTCTAATGTTCTTGCCAACCTCAATACTTCATCTATGGAAGAACTGCGTCGTGCCGCCGCTGCTGCTCTGGAGAAACTAAGTAAACTTCAGCCGGACACAACTGCATATAAGGCAGCAGCTGCAGACCTTGATAAAATCAAGAGCCGTATAGCCCAGGTTGAGAATGCACAGCAAAGCGCCAACAAGACGATAGACCAATACGATAAGGAGATAGCGGCTGCCACACGTGCAGCTGCCGACCTTACAAGAGAAAATCAACTCATTGACAGGACACTGAAAAATTTAGACGGGTCAAATATCCGAGACCTCGAATATTCTTTAAAGCTGGTCAATGAGCAGCTGCGCAATACCAGCCAGGGTGATGCTCGTTTCGATGAGCTGACCGAGAAGGCCCGGAAGCTAAAGGATGAGATTAATAAGATTAACGAGGCTGCCAATCCGAAAGAGGAAAAAGGGAACATCTTCAGCAGAGGCATTAAACTCCTTAATGATAACTGGGGCGCCATCACGCAGATATGGGCAGGGTTAACAGGCCTGACTGACACCGTCCGGCAATGCACTGATGCCTATGCCAAGATGGATGATGTCATGGCTGATACCATGAAATATACCGGCCAGACCAAAGAAGAAGTATTGGAGATGAACGAGGACTTTAAAAAGATGGACACTCGTACATCGAGAGAGCAGCTTAACGAGCTTGCAGGAGCGGCGGGCAGACTTGGTATCACATCAAAGGATGCCATCGAGGAGTTTGTTGATGCCGCCGACAAAATCTCCGTATCTCTTGGCGATGACCTCGGCAAGGGCGCAGTTGACCAGATTGGCAAACTGGCTATGGCTTTCGGCGAGGATGAGAAAATGGGACTTCGTGGTGCCATGCTTGCTACTGGCTCTGCTGTCAATGAGCTTGCACAGAGCTGCTCAGCCAATGCAGGATATCTCGTTGACTTCACTGCGAGGGTTGCAGGCGTGGGCAAACAGTTTGGTCTGTCCCAGACTCAGATCATGGGCTATGGTGCGGTTATGGATGAGAATATGCAGAAGGATGAGATGGCTTCCACTGCATTCTCACAACTGCTTACCAAGATGACAACCGACACTAAGAAATTCGCGAAAATGGCAGGCATCCCGTTTGAGGAATTCTCAAAGAAACTCAAAACGGACGCCAATGGGGCTGTCATAGATTTCTTGGAATCTCTTAACAAGAAAGGAAACTTCAATACACTTGCCAAGATGTTCCAGGATATGAGTCTTGACGGTACACGTGCTACAGCTGTCCTTACTACAATGGCCGACAAGATAGATGACATCAAGAAAAGGCAGGAAACGGCAGCAGAGGCGTATAAGGCAGGAACATCAGTTATTGATGAATTCGACACAAAGAACGAGACTGTCCAGGCTGGACTTGACAAGGCCAAAAAGAGTTTCCAGGAGTTGACGATAACCCTTGGTCAGAAGCTCATGCCTATAGCGAAATATGGTGTGTCGGCCGCCTCTGCGTCGGTCAGATCTTTAAATGCTCTAATTACGTTCACAACGAAGTATTGGAGAACTATCGTTCCGCTGACCGCTGCCATTGCAACATATACTCTTGCACTGAAATATCAGAATTTAGAATGGCAGAAGCTCAAAGTGGTGAAAGCATGGCATTATGTCAAAGATAAAGCCTATGCGGCCCTGCAGGCCATATATGCCGCAGCTACTATCACCGCAACCACTGCAATTAAGTATATGCGTGGAGAAATATCAGCAGCTACGGCAGCTCAGACTATACTCAACAAGGTTATCCTTGCCAATCCATACGTCGCCGCTGCAGCCGCCGTCGCCGGCGTTACCGCAGCCTTGATAGCCATGATCGCTAAGAGCAATGAAGCAACTGAATCGCAGAAAGAACTAGCAGAGGCTAACCGCCAAGCTGCCACCGACTGTCGTGGTGAAGTCGCAGAACTCTCACAACTCGTAGCCGTGGCCAAGGATAAGACAGCAGGTGATGCTGCCAGAAAAGAAGCCATCAGACAGCTGCAAGAGAAATATCCTGACTATCTGGGTAACCTCAATTTGGAGAATATCTATACCAATGAGGCTGCGGAAGCTGTATCCAACCTCACCAATCAGATACTCGCACAGGCACAGGCTCGCGTCTATCTGTCAAAGGTAGAGGAGATGGAAAGGAAAAAGCAAGATGTCGATGAAGAGTATCTGAGCAGCTGGTGGGGTAGTATGCGCCACGGACTGGCCAGCCAGTTCGAATCTTTTGCAAATAACATTGCGCATGTGGCACAGAAAATATGGAATGCAGGAAGCGAGTTCTTTAAGAACGGCGATGGCGGTTTCACCCTAAAAGGATTGAAGAATGGTTGGAACCAGGAAACATATATTCAAAAGGAAGGCTATGGCAGGACCCCGATGGATGTTTATTGGAACAACTACAAGGCAGACTGGAACTACTATGACAAGAAGCAAAGAGAATTCCTTAATCAGTATCAGAAGAAAGAAGCTCAGATAGCTAAATCCATGGCTAAAGCCCGTAAGCAGAATGAGGCTTTAGGGAATGGTAAAGGCAATGGTGGTAATTCAGGTGATACAGATTATGTCAGTGATGATGAGAAGAAGGCTCAGGAAAAAGCGCAGAAGGCTGCTGACCGTGCTGCCGCCAATGCACAGAAGAAAAAAGAGGCTGAAGCCCGCAAGGCCGAAGCACTTGCTAAGAAACAGCAGAAAAAGGCCATCGATGCACAGAAAGCCCTTACCGATGTTGAGCTTGTAGAGAACTACCGCCGGTATTCACAAGGCGAGATTGACCTGAGGAAGTTCCGCGAGAAGGAACAGAAAATTCGGGAGGAAGGCCTTGATGAGCAGATCAAGATCTACGGTAAGGACTCTGATCAGGCTAAGGAGCTACTGAAAAAGAAAACGGATCTGGAAGCAGACTACAACAAAGAGGTTACTAAGATGGACGAGGATGAGATACAGCGTCGACATGCTGAGATTGCCCTTGCTCTGCAATCCGCTTACAGCGAACAGGGTTCCATCATGTATCAGAACCAGGAGGGCGTTAATGAGGCTCTTTATGAAAATGACCTCGATGCGCTTCAGGAACGTCAGGCTCTGTATAAGAAAGGCTCAGAGGAGTGGCTGAATCTGCAAGCGGACATTGAACAAATGGAAGGCGAGCACAAGCTTCAGAATGCACAGCACTATAATGAACTGCTCGCGCAGTTGACAGAGCAATATGGCACAAAATCAAACGAGGCACAGAAAAAACTCACCATGAATGGTCTCGACTGGCTGGAGCATTATGAATTGGTGCAACTCGAAACAATCTATAAGAAGGATGCTCAAAAGAAAGAGGAATACGAACAGAAAAAGAATGAGATAACTGAGAAGTATGCTGAGCTTCGGAAGAATATTATTCTTCAATTCGAGCTCGAGCAGTCTCAGAATAATCTATATAACTCTTCCGGAGAGGAGTTTAAGAGAAATTCCGTTACTGCTTATCAGACGGCATCAAACAATGCCAAGGCAGACTTCCAGAATGATCATCCAAAAGGGACTGGCGTCTTGGATTACATTGCTTCGGACGTTACCATCTATGCCTTGACGCTGGCCAATATCAAGAAGATGGAACAGGACGGTGTGGTCTCCCACCAAGAGGCGATGGCCGCCATGTCCAAGGCCACTGCAGATATGTGCAACGGTATATCGGAGAAGATGCAGGCTGCCTACGACGCCATATCGCCCATCATGTCGGCTATGTCGTCGTACTACTCGGCACAGTCAGATCTCGAGGTAAGTGTTACGGAAAAGAAGTATGACAAGATGATTGAGAAGGCTGGCAACAATACGGCCAAGAGCAAAAAACTCGAAGAGAAGAAACAGAAGGAGGTTGCCAAAATCAAGACAAAATATGCCAAGAAGCAGATGAAGATGGAGATTGCTCAGGCTATTGCGCAGACGGCCATGAGCGCCATAGCCGCCTACGGCTCTGCTATGAGTGGCGTGCCTTATCCCGCCAACCTTGTTCTTGCTCCCATCGCAGCCGGTATCGCCCTTGCTGCCGGTGCGATACAGATTGCCACCATCAAGAAACAACAGCAGGCGCAGGAAGCCGGCTACTATGAGGGTGGCTTCACGCGCGGCAACGACTACCGGCGCAAGGCTGGAGTGGTGCACGAGGGTGAGTTTGTGGCCAACCACAACGCCGTCAACAACCCGCAGCTGCTTCCTGCCCTCCGGCTCATTGACGTGGCCCAGCGCAACAACACTGTCGGCAGGCTCACCGCCACGGATGTGAGCCGCGCCATGGGCGTAGGCGGTGCCACAGTGGTGTCGGCGCCTACAGTCAACGTACAAACAGACAACAGCGAACTTGCCGGCACGCTGCAGCAGGCCCGCGATACCCTGGAGAAGCTCGGGTCGCTCATCGACGGAGGCATCACGGCCAACGTGTCGATGGAGAACTTCAAAAAACAGGAGAAACACTGGAACCAGATACAAAAGAACAAGTAGACTATGATTGTATGTTCGCTTAACGGCAAGATGGCATATCCGTCGTCTTCCGACAAAATAAAGGTCACGTATGAGAACCAGTTCGTCAAGGACTCTGGCTCATATACCTATGATATCTCATTTCCCATGGATATCGCACGCAACCGCGAGATATTCAAGAATGTTCAGCGTCTTGACGTGAAGAAAGCGGTAGCTGATTTTGACGACTGCAAGCTGTATGCCGACAACCGGCTTATCATCAGCGGCAAGGGTACGGTTACGTCGATTACCAACGATGTGGTGAAGCTGCAGATAGTCGGCGGCAAGAGCAGAATCAAGTACAACTCGAAATTCGAGAAGCACTTCATCGATGAAATCAATTACCCGTCGGTCATCCTCGACACGGGTATAAATAAGTCTATGTACGACAAGGCGGGAACGGGCTACCCTAATATGGACCAGTTTCCGTGGATGCTCTTCATTGACCTCACAACAGGGAATTATGTCGGTCAGAAAGGGGTAGCAGTACTCAGTCCTGTCAACGATGAGACCAACGAGATACTGGCCAACAGAGTATATCTTTCGAAATTCGAAAAGATAAAGATCAATGGCGTGAAGTTCCCATCGGGGACGTATGTATACATGACCAACTGCTCTGTCAGTCCGTATCTTATGTATGTATTGAAAAAAGTGATGGAATACGAGGGCTATACCATTAAGCGCAATGACCTCGACAAGTCGCCGTGGAATCGCTTGGTTATTGTCTCGGCTTGTAAGTCTGGGAAAATAAAGAACGCTCTACCGCACTGGACGGTGTATAAATTCATCGACGAACTGCGCAAGTTCTTCAACGCCTCGTTCGTTTTCGATGAAATCAGCAAGACGGTGAGCATCATCGCAACCAACGAGCTGCTTACCAACGAAACGCTGACATACGACTGCGAGGATGACTTCTCCGTGGAATATGACGAGGACGGGCTGGACAATCTCTCCACGTCGAACATCGAGTATTCGTTTGACGACGCTGCCAACCGGGACTGGCGGGAGTATATCAGCCAGAGCGTACAGAAAAACTATACAACTAAGACATACGGCTCTATGGCTGACCTGGTGGCAGATGCCGAGAAGATGACAAGCAAGGAGCGCAAGACCACTATCTTCAAATGCGACCATAATTATTATGTATGGGCAGACCTTCCCAAAGATGGTAATCCTGAAACAGAAGAGACCACTGAGCAGTGTACGCTTTGCGGCCTTTTCAATCCTGTTATCAGAGATATGGAAAGTGATACCTTCCAGGAACTGGATATTTGCCCCGCTGCCGTTTATCAGAGAAGGATTCAAAACAAAGATGAATCGTGGATCCAACATATTGGTGACAAGCTCGGGAATCCTTTCGTTGTTGTGCCATCTGTTACCAACGAGAAGGAGCAGAGTTTGGAGGACATGGAAGAGGATGAGGACGGAGAGTATTATTACTCCGTACAGGATGCCATGCAGGGGAGTTCGAGTGATACCGATTCGTCTTCTACAGCCAATGAAGGCAAGATGAGGGTAGCCTTCCAGGCGGAGAATGTATTGAACCTGAAAGCTCATGCCGCCGTGGCCTACGACAGTCGACTCGATAATGAGGACACAAACTACAGAGTGCCGGTTCTCTATACTGATTACAGGATGTACCCGCAGACGTTGCTCATCACTGAAACAGGGACTCTTTCTTTAGAGACCCTGCCAAACAGAAATGATGGCAGAAGCTTCGGCAAAGGAACAAGGAAAGATACATCGGCAAGCCGGTTTGGTAGTGTGCAGATTGACAAGCACAACCTTATCACAATTAAGTTCGTCACCGAAGAAATACCAGACCCATCAAAGATTTTCGTCTTCAGGAACAAACGCTACATCTGTGAGAAAATAGAGATGAACGTTACCGAAGACGGTATCGAAAAGGAGAAGACGGGCTACTTCTATGAAATGCTTTAAAGCTCATCCTCGTAATCGAGGATGGCTTTATTAACCTTGTTCACATTGGCGGGCGTGTACATGTCGGTGATAGATATCGACGAATGCCTTGCCTGATCTCTGACAGACAGTACGTCCATATTGCTTTTCAGCATGTTCGTTATGCCAGTATCCTTCAGACTGTAGAATTTATATTCAGCCGACAGGCCGAGGTCTTTTCGCACATACCTGTTCCAATAATCCCGGAACTGTTTCTCGCTGCATCTCTTCTCGCCCGGTTTGAATTTATTGGAAAAGAGATAATAGGAGGATGGCTCTGAGAGTACTTTCAATTCAATCATAAGGTTCATCACTTTCTTTGGGATGGTCAACACGGCATCCTTACGGTTCTTGGTGCCATTGCCATGCAAGGTGAGCGAACAACTCTTGACACTGATATCACCTATACGCAGGAAAGACATCTCCCTGGGACGGACAAAAAGATAATGCAGAAAGTAACAAGCCAGAAGGAAATACTTGTTGTTATTATCGAGATAGGTATGAATCCGCTTGAGGTAGTTGTCGTCAATGGCAGTCCTGTTCTTAGCTCGGTTCCTCTTGTTGACAAGCACCAGCCCAGCGGTCGGATTCTCATTGACGAAGCCACGTTGCAACAGCCACGAACAAAAGGTTCGGAGCCAGGCAAGATAGTTGTTCCTGGTTTGTATGGAGTTTCCTCTGTCGATAAAAACGTAGTCAAGAAATCTAGACATCAGCTGCTTGTCAAGTTGAAAGACATACGTAACGCTCTTTACAGCCCAATCCTCAAAGATCTTCATATAGGAACAGTATGAAATATAAGACTCTTCCCGCAAGCTCCCCTCTTTGGCCAGCCTTGAGATATAGGTTTTGTAATCCTGGCAGACTACATCGAATTTGCTATATTCAGCAGTTTTGTTCGAATCTATCCAAGGATTCCATCCACCAAGCAGTTTCTCCATCAGACGTTGGATAATACCGTCAGCATATATCCGTTGCGCTTTCCTGCCTTTTATCCGGCCAATCATTATTTTCTTACGCTTCAACTTGCCTGAAAGAGGATCATAGGCCATGAAATCGACATAGCTCTCCTTGCAGAGATGAAGACGTGGAGGAGTCCATTTCTTTATTTCCGCAATAGCGTCGTTTTTTGAAAAATTATTTTTTTTTGCCATTTTCTTTTTTGAAAACGGCCTGTCTTGATAACCAACCCTTGATATGCGTGTCCGACTTTTGTCCGACCGGTTGTGCCATAAACGCAAGTAAGCGGTTGAAAATCAACCGCTTACTTTGCTTAAAGTCGGGATTACTGGACTCGAACCAGCGACCTCACGCCCCCCAGACGCGTGCGCTACCAACTGCGCTAAATCCCGCAACCATTGGTTTGCTTTTTTGTTAAGCGACTGCAAAGGTACTAACTTTGCACGAAACATGCAAACAAAAATCCATTTTTATTTAAAAAACTTTATTATATCCTATCTTGCCACCTCTTTAATGTGGCACTTTGCGTTTTTTTATTATCTTTGCAATACCTATTTAAACGAACATTTGCCCATGAAGATATATTTTGCCATAGCGCTGCTGAGCTTCACACTCATGCTTACGGCCTGCGGCGGCGACGACGGACTCACCGACACCACCACCGAGAATGCTGCCACCGACCAGGACCAGGACAGCTACACCGGCACCATCGACAGCAACTACACCTACCAGCTGCCTGTGGTGATGCACGTGCTCTACCGCGACGCCAGCGACACCACACAGTATCTCAAGGCAAGCTATCTGCAAAAACTCATACACTACGTCAACGAGCTCTACCAGGGCGTGTACAGTTCCTCGCGGTTCAATATCGGCGTTAACTTCGTGCTGGCACAATACGATGAGAGCGGGCAGAAGCTCGCCACACCCGGCGTGGTGTACCACCAGTACACCGGCTCCGACTGGCCCCTCGACGTAACCACCGTGATGAGCGACAACAAGCAAACCTACAACAAGTACGTGTGGGACCCCAACAACTACATCAACGTGCTGTTCTATCCCTTCAAGACTACCTCGTCGGATGAGGTTACCCTCGGCATGAGCCGCTCGCCTTACGCCATAGCCAGCGGCGACAGCGTGCTGCCCGGACTCGAGACCATTAACTACCGCTACATCTCGAAGAGCAACCTGGGCTACGCCTACGCCATCTCGCTGAACAGCACCTACGCCTACCAGCTGTCGTCGCGCTACACCCAGGCCGACCACGGCAAGGGCGGCTACTACCTCTCGTCTACCGGCTCGGATATGGCACAGGCCATGGCCCACGAGCTGGGGCACTACCTGGGACTCTTCCACACCTTCTCGGAAGTGAAAACGGCCACCGGCACTGCCGATGCCGACTCGTGCGCCGACACCGACTACTGCACCGACACCCACACCTACAACCGCACCGACTACACCAGCTACCTCACCACGCTGGGCGCGCTGGGCAACCTTACCTGGCAGAAGGCCGTTACACGCTACGACTGCGTGGACAGGTCGCAGTACATGTCGTACAACATCATGGACTATAACTACTCTTACTTCGATACCTTCACCCCCGAGCAGAAAGCACGGTGCCGCTGGGTGCTGTACTACTCGCCCCTGATACCCGGACCCAAAAAGAACGGCGCCAACAAGAAAACCTCTACCCGTGCCGTGAGCAACGAAATTTACCCGCTGCCCGTGAAGTACTACAAGTAG